CAAATTACACATACACCGTATAAATGGATTATAATAATAAATCATGTAATACCGTTCCTGCTACATGTCCAAGACAAAAACTTAGTACTAGAGAGAAAACAGACCAATGGTGCAAGGATAATGCATTGTACTGGGAACATAAGCTAATTACTGGTAACAGTAGTATTGAATCTGATAGGATTAGAATGAAGAAGAATGCAGATCTTTATTTTAATAATATTCTAGATCCACTAGATGTAGCTAAGATTGTTAATCCTCACAACATTAAGGATTTTGTAATGCCAGCAGACTTTAAGCATTATAAGATTGAGAATCCTAAGATACAAACCCTTAAGGGTGAGGAGCTTAAGAGGAGATTTGAATGGAAGACTTATGTGTCTAATAGAGATGCAGTAAGTAAAAAGGAGAGAGAGAAGCAATCGCAGTTTGCTAACTTTGTTACTGAAAAGATTAAGGCTGAAGCGTTTGATCAAAAAGAAGCTGAAGCTGAATTACAAAGACTACAGGAATATTTACAGTATGATTGGCAAGATATCAGAGAAAAGACAGCCGACCAATTACTTCATTACTATACACAATATCTAGATTTAAAGACTGAATACAGTAGAGCTTGGGAGAATGCACTTCTTTATGGACATGAGATAATGTCTATAGATGAGCATAACTTAAAGCCTGTTGTAGAGTCTTGCGATCCTAAAACAATATTCTGGCTGAGAAGTCCAGAGAATCCATATATAGATAATAGCGATTGTATTATCAGAGAGTATTATATACCTCTAGGTCAAGTAATTGACTACTACTATGATTACTTAAGTTCATCTCAAATATCAGACCTTGAAGAAAGAATTGACAAGAAAAGCATTGAAAACAACTTTACGTTTAATCAATTCTACTCAAAAGATCAGGACGGTTTTCTTATACCAAACACAACAAACGGCTCAAACGATCTTAATCCTTCTTTACTAAACAATCATACTTATAACTTTAATGGATACTATGACTCTCATGGAAATATTAGAGTAGTACACACTAGATGGAAGTCTATGCGTAAGATAGGTATCCTTAACAGTTATGATGAATCAGGTAATGAACAAGAGACTTTTGTAGACGAAAACTATAAAATAAATAAATCTCTAGGAGAAACTATTAGATGGATATGGATTACTGAAGCTTGGGAGATAACCAGGATTGGTGAAGATGTATTTGTTAAAGCTAAGCCTAGAGCTATACAATATAGAAAGTTAGATAATATATCCGCATGCTCTTTAGGATATGTAGGTACAGCTGTTGATAATCCTGTATTTGACCTGATGAAGGAATACAGCATTAAGTATGATGCTTATATGCACAGGACTGAACAGGCTATGATCAAGGCTATTGGTAAGATTGGTATACTAGATCTTTCATTGATACCTGATGGTTGGGATGTTGACATGTGGATGCACTTTGCAACTAATATGGGATGGGCTGTTAAAGATAGTTTTAAAGAAGGTAAGAAAGGTGCAGCTATGGGTAAACTCGCTGGATCTAACAATACTAATGCTGATGTAATAAATCTAGAGCAAGGACAGTTTATTCAACAGAATATGGCTATGCTTCAGTATCTAGAGCAGCAAATGGATTCTTTAATAGGTATTAATAAGCAACGTCAAGGTGCAGTTAATGCATCTGCTGGATTACAAGTTACTAGAGAGGCTGTGGATAACAGTGCTACTATAACAGAATCTTACTTCTCTTTGCATGATAATGTTAAATTAAGAACATTAAGAATGTTACTTGAAGTGGCTAAATATTGTTTAAGAGGTAAATCTGAATCATTACAATATATTACAAGTGAATTCACTAATGAGATATTTAATGTTGATGGAGACCTTATAAATGAGGCTGAATTTGACATATTAATTGGTGATGCTACTAATGATTCAAATACTATTAATGTATTACAAGAAGCTGTTAAAATAGCTTTACAGACAGGCGCTGTAGATCTTATACAGTTGATGGATATATTCTCTACTGATTCTACATCTTCTATTAAACGTAAAGTAGAAAAGTCTGTCAGAGCTAAACAAGAACAAGAGCAAAAGAATCTAGAGGCTCAAAATGAACAAGCTCAAGCTGCTATGGAACAACAAGCTGCTATGCAAAGAGAGATGCTTGATGATAAAGATTTAGATAGGGAATTAGCTAAGTATAAGATAGATACAGAAGCAGCTACTAAAATACAGATACAAGAATTAGCTAACTACTTCCAAATGACTGAAGTAGATGCAGATAACTCTGGTGTGCCAGATGCAGCTGAAATAGCTAACAATGCTTTATATCAACAAGAGATTAACTCTAAATCATTTATAGAGCAACAGAAGATATCTAATGACACCAATAAGCATAGCAGAGAATTGGAGCACAAGTCTAGAGAGCTTAAAGCTAAGATGGATTTAGAAGATAAGAAGATTAAGGCTATAGCTGTACAGAATGCTAGTCAAGAACGTATTGCTAGTCAACATGATAAGCTAGAGAGAGATAAACTTAAAGCTAAAGAAAAATCAGATTTATTAGACGCTAAGACTAAAATCCAGGTGGCTAAGATGAAACCTAAACCTAAACCAGCAGCAAAAAAGAAATAATGGCAAAACAAACAGCATCAACAGGGAAGATAGAAAAGAAGAAATCTACTGGCTTAGCTAAAAAGCATAGAAACAAGAAAGATAGCTTTAAGAAATCAAGAGGTCAAGGATAAGATTAAGCTATACAAAATTTAAAAATAATAAATAAATATAAACGCTAACTAAATAATACTGCCTATATTTGCAGCAATAGTTACTAAAACCCAAAAATGGCTAACGAATTATTCGGAGGTTTAGATTCTTTGATCTTTGATCAACCAGAAACTATAGATACCTCAAGCTTTAATAAAACAATAGAGACTCCTGAAAAGGATGTCATAGTTGATGCTGAAGATAAAACTACAGTTGAAGCTAAAAAAGTAGAAGGAACATTTATTGATCCTAATGATTTCTTTAATAAAGTTAAAGAAGACAAAGAAACTACTGAAGATGATATTACTACTACTCCTACTAATAATAATGATACTGAAGATAGCGGAAAGCCAGAAGAAGTATTAAATACATGGGCTAACTACTTCAAAGAGAACAATTTACTATTAGAAGATGATTTAAAAGGATTTGATGGTTCAATGGAAACATTGATGTCTGCTTTTCAATCTAGAGAGAATAGAGTTGGGCTAGAGATGGTTGATGATTATAAATCTCAATTACCAGCAGAACTAAAGTTTTTAGCTGATAACTGGGAAGAAGGCGTTCCTTTGAATGAACTTATTGATATTAGATCTAGTAAATTAAAGTACTCTCTTATTACTAATGATAGTCTAGAAGAGAGTGTTGATACTCAAAAAGCTGTTCAAGCTGAATACTTAAGGAAGACTACTAAATACTCTGAATCTAAAATAGAGAAAGAAATAGCTAGACTTGTTGACTTAGATGAATTGTTTGAAGAGTCTAAAGATGGTTTAATTGAACTTAAAAAGTTTGATGACGCTGCTGAGGATACTTTAAGACGTGAAACTAAAAAAGAACAAGAGCTTAGAAAAGAAGAAAATAAAGCTACTATCAAGAAATACGAGAAAATAGTATCTGAGACTAAAGAGATTATTCCAGGATTAAAACTAATTGAAAAAGATCAAGCTGATATACTTAACAAAATCATCAACCCTATTGGAGTTGACGGATATGGTAATCCAGTTAGCTACATTTCTAGTTTAAGAAATGAAGATCCTTATTCATTTGATATGGCTGTTACTTACTTAGCTAAAATGACTACCAATAAAGAAGGTAAAGCATTTAGTGATTGGAGTAAAATACTTAAGGCAGGAGAAACTAAAGCTACTAAGACACTTGAAAATGTTATTAGTACACCAGCTCCTAAGTCAGCTAAAGATAATATTAAGACAACAGGTAAACAATCTTTACTTGAGTTGTTAGAGAAAAATAAAGGTATTTTCGGTAAATAATAAAAACAATAAACAAAAACAATTAAAAACAATTAAATTAAAAACAAATGCAAAGAATATCACCATTTCAACTAAATGATGCTTCTCAATGGTCAGGATTGACTACAGAGAATCACCTAGGATATATGGGTATGCAGAACCGAGTACTTATCTCTCCATTGATTGATCAGATCATGGAAGTTAATTTGGGTATGGATTTTGACCGTTTTATGGACAACTTCCCATCCTTTACTATTGACAGAGATGTTGAATTTGAATGGTTGCTTGCAGGTCCAGATATTATGATGTAGCTGGTGCAGTACCTGCTAAACCAGGTATTAACCAATCAAGATTCTATATGGAATTCCCAGTTAGAATGTTTGAAGTAACTGATGCAATTGCAACAGAATCTAAAGAGGTTTATCAACTACGTATTACTGAAGTTGTTCCAGTAGGAACTAATTTCCGTTTTGAAGTTGAGTTAATCACTGGCGATCCAATGTTGTTTGTACCAGCATCTGAATTAGCAGCAGGTAAGCGTTTTGCTAAATTGTATTCACCAGTAGAACAAACACTTTCTCAAAGAGGTGGTACTGTTCAGCATAGTGGTTACTTTAAGATGTATAACCGTTGTTCTTCTATCAGAAGCCAGTACGAAGTACCAGGTAACATGATTGATGCAGGTGACAACAAACCTATGGGTGCGATGTTTACTGTTAAAGATGCAGCAGGTAAAATTAAAACTGAAGCAACTTGGTTAGGTAAATTAGATTTTGATTTCTTGAGTCAATTCAAACGTCAAAAAGCTAATCTTGGATACTATGGTATTCACAATAAAACTACTCAAGGAACATACACTAACAAAGGTGAGTCTGGTTATGAGATTAAAATGGGTGCTGGTTTGTTACAACAAATCTCTCCATCTAACGTTCATTACTTGAATAACTACACTTTGGATCAATTGGAAGACATTCTATTGTCTTTATCAGTTGGTAAATTACCTTCCGATCAACGTAAGTTTGTTCTAGGTATGGGTGAATATGGTAAAAAACGTTTCCATAAATTGGTACAAGCTGCTGGTATGCCATTTGCTTCTACTAATGCAGGTGGACGTATCACAGGATCTGGTAATGCACTAAGATTTGGTGGTCAATTTACTGAAGTTGGATTTGTTAATGGTATTGAAGTAACTTTGATGTTGCTTCCTTTCCTTGATGATCCTACCTTTAACCAAGCACAACATCCAGATGGAGGTCTAGTATCTTCTTATGAGATTTTGGTAATGGATATTGGTACATCTAATGGTAAACCAAACATTGAAAAAGTAGTTCTTAAAGGAGCTGAAAGTGATATCGTTGGATATGTACCAGGATTACGTGATCCTTTTACAGCTAATGGTTCTCAAGGTAAACCTAAGATGGCTGCTAACTTGAAAGATGGTTATCAAGTAGGTTGCATGCATATCAGTGGATTGAAAGTAAACAATCCAACTAAGATTGCACGTATCTTGCCAAACTTCGTTTAAAATAAAAATAATTGTACTAGCCCTTCGGGGTTAGTACTTTATATAATATAAGTAAACTAATAAAACAATACATGTCAAAGAGTCTAGAAACAATTTTAGAGGATAAAAAAATACAAGTAAAACCAATAGAGAGAGGTGGAGATTACTTACCAAAAGATCACGATGGAGCATCACTGTTCTCTGGTGCTGTTTGGGGTACATCATTACCAACAGATAGAGCTACTAATTCATTAGTACGTATATTAGATAAAGAAGAACAAAGAATTTTTGAGAAAGAGTTAAATCTTAAAGAAGGTGAACTTGATTTCTATAATAAGAATAATAGCTTTTGGAATAGTTTTGAAGTTAAGATCACTAAAGAAGGTCTTACATTAGACTTAAGCAGACCAGTTGATTATCTTAAATACTTAATTTTAAAGGCAGACCCTAAAGTAGCTAACTCTTGGTCAGAAAGAAATGATGACGCAAGGTTTAAGTTTGCTCTAGTAGAAGCTGGATATGAAGTAGCTGAGATTAATAAGAAAGCAAATAAAACTAAGCGTGCTTGGGTTGCTTTTGGTAAAGTAAGTGATTCAGTTAGTAAGATGTCAGATGTTCTTGAAGTGTATGGTAAAAAAGTACCTAAAGACGCTAAATCTGATTGGCTAGAAGCAGAACTTACTAAGATGATTGAAGATCCTAAAAAGATTGATGACTTCTTAGCTATAGTTGAAGATAAAGACTTTGAGATTAGACTATTAATAACACAAGCTGTTCAGATTGGAGCATTAATTAGAAGCGGTAAGAATGCTTATAAATTACCAGGCGTTGGTGAGTTAGAAGAGCCTACAGCAGATAATGTAGCAGAGATGATTGAGTATCTTAAAGATGCTAAAAATCAACCAAAACTATTGAAGATTAAAGCACAATTAAAAGCAGCAGTAAAGTAATATGACGAAACAATCATTTTTAGATCAATTTTATGTAGAGTATGACAGTGTGTCTGATTTATCAGCGCCTGGTTATACTCCTACAGAATTATCAGTGATTGTAAGTAAAGTTCAGGAAGATTTAATTATAAATTCATATAGTCCTAATAGTAACAGACTAGGTGAAGGTTTTGAAGAAACTGAAAAGAGGGTACAAGATTTAGGGGAATTAGTAAGATATAAAAGTTATACAGTATTTACAGCTGGATTCTTTACTAACTCAACAGAAGTAACTTTACCTAATACTCTTTTAACAGTTGGACCAACAGATTTTTCAGATGTATATTGGTTTACTGTTTATGAAGGTTGTGTATCAAATGTTTTAGATTGTACAATATCAGGCAATACTACAGTTTATGTTAATCCTAATATTGAAGACACTACACATGCTGAATTACCAATAGTACTTAAAGATCCATTCAGAAAACCTTATATTAAAGGTAATAATGGTAAAGTATTAAGAACTAGACATGAAGGCAGAAAGCATACTTTAATAACAGATGGTACATTTACTATAACAAGATATGATGTAGGATATATAATGAAACCTACACCAATAGATTTAACAGCAGGATTAACCAATTCAGTATCACAGTTATCAGATCATTTACATCGTCAGTTATTAGATAGTACAGTTAATTATTGCTTAAAGATAGTTAATGATAAAGAAAAATTAAGTGTAGATATACAGACAAATAAAGAGTAATAACAATAATATAAAGAAATTATAAAATGTCAACAACAGCAACTAAAGTAACAACAACAAAAATATTAGCAGGTGGAGACCCATCTGTATATCTTCCTGTATTATCAAAAGATTTTAACCCAGTAATTGACGATGTCCTAGACCTAGAAACTAGATTAGATACAGTTGAAGCTGGAACATTTGCAGGTGTAATATCAGGAACATTAGGCACATTTACAGCTGGTGTTTCTAAAGGTACTGCAAATGCAGTTGAATTTACAGTTTTAACAACATTAACCGCAACAGAAATTGTAGGTACAGCAGCAGGTGATATTGGTCATGCTAGTGGAGCAACTTTAGTTACAGCACCAACATCTAGTTATACTCTTGAGTTTGTTTCAGCAGTAGCAATTTATGATTTTGCTACAGCAGCATACACTGGTGGAGCATCAGATTTAGTAATTGCAATTGGATCTGCTGGGGCAGCTATATCTGGAGTAGCTACAATGGCTAATCTATTAGGTGCAGCTGGAGATAAGATAGTATATTTTGTCCCATTAGCAACAGTAGCGGTACCAATGTCAGTTGGAACAGCAATTAGTTTAAGAGGAACTGCTATTACTAATCCAGGAACAGCAGCAGGTGTATTGAGAGTGTATACTACATACAGAAAAATTCTTACAGGATTATAGTAATTAATAATAAAAATATAAACTTATAAAACATAAAATAAAATGTCATTAAACGCAAAAATTAAAAAAACGATAGGTCTTGGAGCAGCAACAGTAGCTTTAACCGCAGATCAATCTGGTTCTGTACAATTATTTGATACAGCTGTTGAAGCTTTTACACTTCCTGAGATTACTCAATTAACAATTGGTATGACTTTTGAGTTCAAAACAACTTTAGCATCAAGTACTGCACAATCTGTTACAGCAGGAGCAGCAGCTGATTTGTATATTGGTGGAGTTAGAATCTGGGATGATACAGCAGCTTATACTGCACCTCAAGCAGTTGTTCTTAAAGCGGATGTATCTAACGATATTATCTTAACAATGAATGGTACAACAACAGGAGGTAAAATTGGATCTTCAGTTAAATTTACAGCAGTATCAGCTACGCGTTGGTTTGTTGAAGGAGATTTGTTTGGATCAGGAGTGATCGCAACACCTTTCTCTTAATAATTAAAATATTTAATAATAATATATAAAAACATTTAAAAAATAAATAAAATGGTAACACAAAATTCAATAATGAATCTATTAGTAGGTAAAGATGTAGCAAGAACAGCTAGTGCAACAGCATTAGACTTAAATGCTTCTACTTATCTAGCAGATGGAGAAATCGCAGTAGTAGATATATCTGGTACTGTATTAAACACAACAACTGTTCTAACTGCAAATCAAATTAGAATTGTTCAAAGTCAAGGTATTTTACTTCCT